TGGTTACTGATGGTATAGCCCTAGTCGTAGACCCGTTAAGCTTTCAGTATTTAGACGGGGCTGAGATAGACTACTCAACAAGTCCTTTCTCATCTCAGTTTATTATTCGTAATCCCAATGTACAGACAACTTGTGGTTGCGGCAGTTCTTTCGCAGTTTAAGGAGTAGTAAATGGAATATAAGTATTTTTCAGAAGAAGAACTAAGCTGTAGTCATTGCCAAGAAAACGGAATGAACGATGATTTCATGCAGAAAGTAGAGGCCCTTCGAGAAGAACTAGGATTTCCTTTTGTAGTGACTTCAGGATACAGATGCAGAAGCCATCCCATAGAGGCCTCTAAATTCTCTGCTGGAGCGCATAGCACTGGTAATGCCCTAGACATAGCGGTAGCTGGTGACGAGGCTTACAGGCTCTTAGAGGGGGCTTTTAAGGCAGGTTTTACAGGCATCGGTGTTAACCAGAAAGGTGACGTTAGGTTCATTCATTTAGATAATATAAAAGAAGGCCAAGGCAGACCTAGACCTTGGGTGTGGAGTTACTAATGATTTTATACACAGAAAAACAACTCGAAGTTTTATATAGAATATATGCGAGGCATCAGAACCGCAACGGTATAGCCTTTATGAAGCTCGAAAACTTTAGAGCTTTGTTTGAAGAACAACAATCTTATTTAATGGGAGAGATAAACGATGCTTCTTAAAGCTATACTAGGGCCTGTAGGTTCCATTGCTTCAACTTGGCTTGAGGGCCGCAACGAAAAGATAAAGGCTAACACTAAAGTTAAAGTAGCGAGGGCAGAAGCGGAAGCTAGTGTCATGGAGAAAAAAGCTACAGGAGAAATTGATTGGGATATTACTCAAGCTAAAGCAAGTGAAGGCTCATGGAAAGACGAGTGGCTTACTGTGGTGTTTACATTACCTCTTATTCTATTACTGTTTGGAGAGGAAGAACGAGTAAACAATTTCTTTCTTGCTCTCAGTAACTGCCCTGAGTGGTATCAGTATATGTTAGGAACGATTGTAGCCGCAAGCTTTGGCTTTCGAGGGGCTGCAAAATTCATTGGTAAAAAATGAAAGAGTTCCCCATAGTTGAAGTACGTTGGGGAGATGCTTGGATTGATACAGATGATTATACTTTTGAAGAAGCTCAAAAACTTACACCTGTTATACGAAGAACAATAGGCTACCTAATTAACACAACGGACGATTGTATTATACTAGCTACAGATTTATATAAAGAAAGCAAGGCTCCACCGATAAAGGAGAACACCATTAACACTCCTATGGTTATTCCTTGGGGTATGGTACTTGAATGGACTGAACTAGAATTTGAAGGGGCTAAATAAAAGGAGAGTTATATGTCGGAAGAATTTTTTCAGTTTATCGAGTCTCCAGAAACCGCAACAATACGGCTTAACACAGATGCAATGAGCCACTTAGGAACTTTATTTAATAGTGTGAATGATACTGTAATGCAACAAGCAGTATTTGATATGCTATGTAAACATTCCAAGTTTGTTTTGGAGACTTCTGAGAAAGTAATCCTCAACAAACGACTAGGAATAAAGGCGGTGAAATGAAACTAGTATACCTTCTTGTTGTTTTAAGTGGGGGAAATGAGGTTAGAATGGAACAGCCTGTGTACTTTGCGAGACTATCTCACTGTACAAGAACGGCAAGAGCTTTAAGAAGACAAGGTTATAATAGACACGATTGGCGTAGAAAAGAACTTGGAGTCAATGCCAAGTGTTTACCTGTATGGGTTAAACAAGCCGTTAAAACTTTTTAAAGGGAGGGACTTATTATGTGGAAAAAACCAACATATACGAATGTACGTTTCGGTTTTGAAGTTACCATGTATATAAACAACCGTTAACGTAGCGCACTTAATTCATTTTCTAAATGTTCATGGAGGCTTGAGAGCTTAGTCTCGGCCTCCCTTATTAACTTTTGTACAAAGGGCGTATCATGTTTATCAAATACTTTTGGTACGTCCTCAACAGGAAGCTGTTTGAACTCAGTCATTAGATTACCCTTTCTGTCGATAAAAACTTTAAATGAAATTATATTACCTTCTTCTTTCATTGAAATACTACTCCTTCTAAGTCGCCTCTCAGTCCTGCTTTCATGTAGGAAGTTGAGCGACCTTCAAAGAAGTTCTGGTGTTCTACTCCTAGTACATCATCCAACCAGTTAAGAGGGTTATCTTTTACGCCGTAGTTAGGTTTCAGTCCTAGTTGTAGTAATCTGCGGTCAGCAATATAACGAATGTACTCGGTCATTTCTTTCTTTGATAATCCCTGTATATCTCCTTGTGCAAATACTAAATCTAAAAACTTATCTTCTAACTCCACCATGTCCCGACATGCCTGATAGATTTCTTTTTTAAAGTCATCAGTCCATATCTCTATGTTCTCCTGTATGAACTCTCTAAAGAGTTTTGTCATTGCCTCAACATGAAGAGACTCATCTCGAATCGAGTACGTTATAATCTGTCCCATGCCTTTCATCTTTCCAAATCGAGGAAAGTTCAGCAGTATAATAAAACTACTAAATAACTGTAGGCCCTCAGTGAAACCACTGTAAATGGCAAGTGCCTTTGCAATGCTCTCCTTCTCCTTAGCTAACACTTTTATTTTATTTATATATTCATGCTTGTCAGCCATTGCCTCGTACTCAGAGAAAGCTTTGTATTCTGTCTCAGGCATTCCTACCGTGTCCAACAGTAGGCTATAGGCGTGTTGATGAATAGATTCCATGTTAGCGAAACTGCTCATCATCATACGGGCTTCAGGTTTCTTAAAGATTCTCATGTATCTATCTATGTACCCTGAGCCTACGTCCACATCTGATTGTGTGAACAGTCTAAATATCTGTGTAAGTAAATTCTTTTCAGACTCTCCTAAGTCTTGCCAATCCTTTACGTCATTGTGCAGAGGTACGTCCTCTGGAAACCAGTGCATTTGATTTTGTTGCACGTAGTAATCAAACATCCAAGGATGGTCAAAAGGTTTATAGTAATCTCTGGTACTAAGCAAAGTCATTGTACTTTCTCCGAAGGGAAACAATTAAAATTAGCGGCTACAGTACGACGTTCTCCTTTTCCTCTAAAGGGATATACCATATGCTGTAACCAAGAGGGGAAGAAATAAAGCCGTCCTACTATGGGCTTTACAACGCAATCTTGCACTGGCATTAATCTTTCTTTATCCAACACTGAATTTCTACCATAGACAAACTCCAGAAACCCATCAACACAACCAGAAGAATGAAAATAACTCATACCTTCTTCTGGAGCTTTTAATTTAGAAATTTGAGGTGGAACTTTTGTCCATGTAGTACAACTAACTCCCATTGCCGTTTTAGTTCCGTGGTCATGTATAGGGTTATAATCTCCAGCATAGCTATGTACTGACCAAAGCTCATCTATCTCTACTTGCCTGTCAGTCTCTAGAGACTGTCCTGTGTGCCTAAGAAATTCAGAGACATACTTAGCGGCAAGATTGGAGAGAATATATCTAACCTCGTTTAACTCCTCACACAAATGGTCTATACGAAGTTGCTCACCGTTATGTATTTGCCCAACTAAAGTATCCGCATTTGTTTTTCTATCTTTTTGCTTTAACAGTTTATCCAGATAGGTATTTAAATCATTCACAAAACTATCTGGCGTTTCTACTTCCATTAAATACACCGAAGGTAACGGAATAAATTTAAAGTTTATGGTATCGTTCATATTCCTTGTTCCATTAACTCCTCAACAACCTCAAGTTTTTCTCGTGCTTCTGCAATCTCTCCAATTAAAGAGTCCATTGAAGATATTATATCAGGATGCTCGGCTACGCCTACAGAATTTTGTTTATAATTATCCAGATTAATGATAGCCGAAGCAACTTGAGCTTCGTATTTTAATCTTAATGCTTTTAGTTTCTCCATCTGTTTCTCCTATTGGTTATATAGTAAATATATAATGATTGCTAATTCTACAATTAGAATGGGGTAGTATCCGCGCCATAGTATTTTATAAAGTATTAGTTCACGTTGTCTTCGAGTACTCTTTTTAGAGTAGTGCTTATCAAGCTGTTTTAAAGTTTTTACTTTTTCTCTTGTTGGACGCATATAGTGTTATCCTTCACAGGCGAGACACTCTACATCAGAAAGGTTAATTCTTGGTATCTTTATGTTTACGTTCTCTGTATTCCTAGCCGCATCGGACCTGAGATAGTAAAGTGATTTTAAGTTTCTTGCTCCTGCCCAATGCACATCGTTCACGTATTGCAGAAACTCATCGTGAATTTCTTGTGGCTCCGTAGCTTTGGGCGGTGCAAAAAACAAGTTAACGCTTTGGCTTTGACAAATATAATTCTGTCTATGGTGTGCGTGTTCAATCACCCATATCTGATTTATCTCAGGAGCAGTCTTAAATACTTCCTTCTCTTCATCACTTAGAAAATCTAGGTGTTGAACAGACCCCTGCTCTGCGGCAATGTCTTGCCAAACTTCCTTTGTATTTTTCTTCTTAGACTTTAGAAGTTTTTCTAGGTGCCGATTGCGTACCTTATACGAACCCGTTAAAGTCTTGTGCGTATATATGTTAGCCCTCGTTGGCTCAATACTAGGACTTGTTCCGTCACATATAATACTAGAACTAGCGTTAGGGGCAATAGCGAGAAGGTGAGCATTCCTACGACCGCTACCAACCATGTCAGGTGCTTCGCCCCGTTCTTCACCCAGTTTAAGACTAGCTTCTTCAGCTCTGGTCTTGAGTAATCCAAAGGCCCTGTGGTTAAAGGAACTGGCATACATACCCTCGAAAGGTATATTATGAGATTGTAAGTAGCTATGAAAACCCATCGCCCCAAGGCCGATTGAGCGTTCTCGATATGCTGAATAAGCGGCTTTCCTGTATCCATCTTTTTCCTCCTTAATGTAGTTTTTAAAACGGTCTGGTCCTGCTCTATAAGAACCAAGCTCGTCTGTGTTTACCGCGCTATCAATGAAATGCTGTAATACATTATCCAACATCGTAACCAAGTCCTCAATGAAAAGCCCATCTTCACTCCACTCATCAAACTTCTCTAGGTTTACACTTGATAGACAACACACGGCTGTCCTGTCTTCGTTTGTAGGTAGCGTTATCTCGCTACATAAATTACTTTGTCTGATTTCTAATCCTAATTCCTTCTGTTCTTTTGGTAGTGCCTCGTTGCAGTTATCTATATTAACAATGTAAGGCTCTCCTGTCTCTGCGCGAGTGTGAATAATTTGCCACCATAAATCTCTGGCACTTACACTTTTAACAGCCTCTTTAGATTTAGGGTCTATCAGTCTCCAATCCCTGTCCTCACTTACGGCATCTAGAAATTCATTACTTATATTAACTGCGTTATGTAGGTTAAGACACTTACGATTTAAGTCTCCGCCAGTAGTTTTTCTCATGGCAATAAACTCTTCAACTTCTGGATGCTCTATGTCCATATAAGCGGCATAGCTTCCTCTTCGGGTAACACCCTGATTGAACGCTAGCATTTGACTATCGACTACGTGCATGAAAGGGATAGAACCAGTAGACTTACTACCGTTAGAAGTGCTAGTGCCATTACTCCTAACATCACCCCAATATCCGCCGATACCTCCACCCGCGCTTGCCAACCATATGTTCTCATCATAGTGGTCAGAAAGACCAAACCTTGAATCAGGCACATAATTAAGAAAACAACTAATGGGAAGACCGCGAGAGGTTCCCCCGTTACTAAGTATAGGGGTGCTAAACATAAACCAGCAAGCACTTGAGTAATTATAAAGTCTTTGTGCAAGAGCATAGTCAGTAGTTCCTTTATACGTTGCCCCAAATATAGAAGCCCTAGCGAAAGCTTGTTGAGCATGAGTTTCATTCTCCCAAAAGTATCTATCTTTTAATGTATCTAGTGAAAATTGGTCTAGGTCATTCTCTTTACTTAGGTCTATCTGAATGCCTAGATATTCTTGTGTGGTTAAAGTCATGTTCATGTTCCCTTTTATCTTTGACGTAACGCTTAGACTTTTGTTTGTTCTTTGCGTTTTTACTACGATTAAACCTAGCTGTTCTTTCCGCTTTTCTGTCCACCTTTGTTCTCCCTTTCTCCCCTATAAAAATCAAACAGTCTCTTTTCGTACCAAGCTGCTTTTGCGAGGTCACTTATAGGGCTTCTTTTGTAACGAAATCTCCATCGGTACTTTAAAGAATTCCCACGTAGGTATCCTACAAATTCTTCAAAGGTTAGCATAGCTTCGATTGCATCAATACATTCAATTTGTCCTGTATTATAATGTTGAGGACTATTTATTTCTTCTTCTCGTAAGTCATAAGATGATTGAGGTTCTTCATCTTCGTAACTTCTCTGTTCAATCGAGAGCAGAGGGTCAGGTTTATCTTCGTTGTATTTTAAACTGTCCCACTCTTCGGGAGTTATTTCATTTAGTTTACTATCTCGCATAGGTTTCTTCCTCTTTGTCAAGGTCATGTTGTCGTTCATTAAATTCATTGGACTCTCTAGCATTCATATCTACCCACTCATTAGGTAAGGTAGCCTCGGTGTACCACCTAAAATTATTTGTGGTTGCCCATTCACCGTGTGTTCTTTTCGTTCCGTCTTTACGCATCTTGGAGTTGGGCATAGGGGCAGAAGGATTAGCGAATAGAAAAACTAACTCCGTATCTTCTGGAAGGTTTTCTCTGACCCACTTATACTTTGAGTATTCTGCGTGGTCCCAAAACCTACCCTTTGATTCTAACAGAATCTTCTTGTTTTGTAAAGTCCTAACGAAGTCTGGTTCGTAAGAATGTTCTACAACATAATTAACTTTGTCTGTATGGTGACTCCAATCTTTAAGAATTGTATCGTGAAGTAGGTACTCCCAAATACTATCGTATCCATTAACTCGTTCATGTCGTGGGCGTTTTACTCTAGGTTTTCTTTTCAATGTAGTTCTCGTTCCTGCTTTTCAATAGCTTTCATAATGGCCTCCTGTAAAAATAATAATTCTTCCAAATTAAATTGGTTTTGTCGCAACTGTATCGTAGCGGCATAAGCAATTATAATATGTTCGATTGGGTGTTCTGGTTGCGCTTCTTGAGAATCCATTGTAAATCCTCCAAAGTAATTTTATTTAATGACATTCCTTTCTTCATTAATTTTTTAATGTTTTGTGTTGCCCAACGAAAAGTATAGAAAGATAAGTAATAAGTTTTTTGTACTTGCATGTGCGTATCTTTGGGTAGAAACTTTTTAAAATTTTCCCTAGTTATTTGGTCGGCCTCTTCTTCATCAACAATACTTTTTAACCATTCGATTAGTATGTCGCTTGCTCTTTTGTTTATTTGTTTTTTGATTTTCTTTTTCATCGAAGAACCTCTTCTACTTTAGGAATAGATTTAGTTTTTGTAAAGTATTCTAATCCTTTAGCGTATTTAAATACTCTAAGTCCTTCCCCATCATTTGCATCTTTGTGACATTCAAATTTAAAATCACAATAGGTACATCCTTTTGGAAGTTTCATGTTTCCTTTTGTGCCTGTAGGTACAGGTTGGTAGCATCTATCAGGAACCTCCTGAGATTTAAATAAATCTAATATATTATTTATGGTTGTTTTTATATTAGGCTTATCTAATTCTTCAGGTTGATATAGCGCAAGCTCACCAGATACTTTATTGATAGCTAGGAATCCTCCATTGTCTGTGCCTTCTGCGCTCTCGTATCCTGCAAGCTGACTTAAATAACCGAAAGGGTCATCCTCCCGAAGAGTCCCATGTTGGAATTTTTTAAATGCAAAGCCAGAGGCAGTCTTAATGTCTATAACTTCCCCGTCAATCTTACAATCCATATGTCCTTTAACACTATTTACAGTAACTTCTTTTTGCTCACTCGTAACGGTATGTCCTGAAAGTTTCACTAGAAACAAAAGAACTTCCTCCAGTAAATGACCATAAAGAAATTTAATCAGCGTAGGAGAATCAGGTAAGTAGGTACTAGTGTGCTTGTTATTATAATATAACTGCCTAGCAGGTCTACCTACGTTAGACATTCTTAAAATAAACTCTCTGTTTTCTTTAGGGGAGGCCCACGCCTTGACTGCTCCGCTAATACCTTTTGATAGAGACTCTAGCATCTCATCAGGAATTTGTTTGTTTCCATTATTTAAATCAGAGACAGTCTGATATATATCTTCAACCAGCGTCGATAGATTCTTCATGTTGGGCCTCCTGTTTTTCATTATCAAGAGTATCTTTAAATGCTTTGATGACATCACTTGAAAATAATTTTTGTAAATTAACTAGAAACATACGGCTTGCGTTGTTGTCTCCACCTGATACAGTTCTAAAAGTATCTAAGTCGTTCACAATTTTCTTTAACATCTTAGTATCGAATACCAGAGTACAAAACTCTACGTCGCCAACGCAAAGATTATGAAACCAGTAGTCTGATTCTGTGGCTTTAATGCCCGAAGGTTTGCCATAGCTTTCGTACTCGACACAGATATTGCCTGTCCTCATCCACATATCTCTTTCGGATTTGACTTCTATCTTTTTATTCTCAAGCATGTTTCGTACTTTATCTTC